GATTCTGAAGTTTTTCTTTTGGGCCGTTTGCAAGGCGGTTTCGCGGGGTTGGTTCAATGCAGGGCATCATGGAGTTGCCACCGCGTGAGAGGGGCAGAGTGCTGCCACAGGACGCCGACGAGGTCGAGGCCCGCAAGGCGGTCTTCCTCGCCTCGCTGCCCTCTGAAGGCGTCTGCGGGGCTGCGCGGGCCGCTGGCGTGGCGGAGTTCACCCCGTGCCGCTGGTACGCGAACGACGAGCGGTTCCGGGCTGCGTGGGACATGATCGAGCCGCTCACTGCTCGCCGGTTGGAGGCCATCGCGGACGCGGTCGTGAACGGCGAGCGGGAACTCAACAGCGCGGCGGTTCAGGTGCTGATGTTCAGGCTCAAGGCGCTGAAGCCCGCGACCTACCGCGAGCGGTCACAGGTCGAACACACGGGTGCGAACGGCGGGCCGATCGCGATCGAGCAGGGAGACGCTGGCCGGGGCGCGGCCATGCTCGCGGAGTGGAGCGCGGCCATGCTGCCGCCCGGTCAGGCCGATGCCACGCCCTGACCCGATCGCGATCATTCAACTCCGGCAGCGCGTCTTGAACGCCAGCGCGGCAGAGCAGCCGCACATCCGCGCCGCATTCGCCCAGTCATTCCCGGCGTGGGCCGACGCGACCGCGTGGACCTTCCGCGTGAAGGAAGTGGGCGATGACGGGCGCGAGCGCCCGGTGCGACAGCCGCACGTTCCGTTCGTTCTGTGGCCCTGCCAGCGCAGCGCAGCCGTCGAGGTCATCGAGGGCATCGAGGCGGGGCGCGATGTCGTGATCCGCAAGTCACGCGACATGGGAGCCTCGTGGCTCGTCTCCGCCATCGCCGTGTGGGGCTGGATGTTCAAGGGCTGGCAGTCGCTGTTGGTCAGCCGCGTCGAGGACCTCGTCGATCGAACGGGCGACCCCGACTCGCTCTTTTGGAAACTCGACTACCTTTTGAGCAGCCAACCCCGGTGGCTGCTGCCGTGCGAACCGGACGCGCTCGCCAAGGGCGGCACGTTCCGCCAGCACATGGTGCTGCGCCACCCGGAGTCGGGCGCGACCATCACCGGGCAGGCCAGCACGGAACACATCGGGCGCGGTGGTCGCCGCACCTTCGTCCTCTTCGACGAGTTCGCTGCGCTCGACAATGCGGCGGCGGCGTGGCGCAGCGCGGCGGACTGCACATCGTGCCGTGTCGCGAACAGCACACCCATCGGCGCGGGCAGCGAGTACTCGCGGCTCGTTGCGACGGCGCGGACCAAGGGCGAGCCGCGCCTCGTCGAGTTGATGTACTGGGACCACCCGGAGAAGGGCGAGGGCGCAGAGCAGCGCATCGACGAGGACGGCACCGTCACGGGCTTCGCAGGCTCGCCGTACACATGGTCGCCGTGGCTGGCGGAGCAGGCGAAGCGGCGCGATCGAGTGGACCTCGCGCAGAACGTGTTCGCGGAGAGCGTCGGCAGCGGCGCGGCGTTCTTCCCGTCGCACATCGTGACCAAGCACCGCGACGAACACGCGGCGGATCCGAAGCGGTGCGAGATCGTGCGCGGCAAGTTGGTGCGCGAGCCGCAGGGGCGATGGCGGGTGTGGGGCGACCCGACGCGGGCGACGGAGTACGTCGTGTTCATCGACCCGTCGCATGGCACGGGCAGCGCGAACAGCGCGGCGTGTGTGATGGACGCGACGGCTCGCCGGGTGGTGGCGGAGTTCGTGGACCCGAACATCTCGACCTACGACCTTGCCTTGGAGGTGGCGAACGCAGCGCGGCGTGTGTGGCGCGGCAGGCGGGCCACGTTGGTGGGGTGGGAGACCAACGGGCCGGGCGCGACGTTGCAGCACGACTTCGAGCGGGCGCAGTACCCGGCGATCTACCGGCAGCGGCAGACGGGGACCACGAGCGAGCGGGCGACCCGGCGTGTGGGTTGGACTAGCACGAAGCGAGCGAAGCGGCAGTTGCTGGGCGACCTCGCTCGTGCCTTGGCGCAGGGCGAGGTGGTGGTGCCAAGCGGCGAGGCTCTCGACGAGATGCTGGAGTACGTCATCCTTGACGATGGCAGCATCGAGGCGGGCAGCAGGCGAGACGAGGCGAGCGGTGCGCGAGAGGCTCACGGCGACCGTGTGATCGCGCTGGCTGGTGCGTTCATGCTGTGCGGCGAGGCTGGCCCTGCGGTCGAGGAGGAGAGCGAGTACGGGGCGGACACGCTTGGGTCAATCTTGAAGCACGACGACGTAACTCGCGAGTGGTGACGGTACGGTGGTGTGCATGGCGAAGAAGACTGTCAAGTTGAGTGTTGGTCGCGGCGAGAAGTTGCCTGCGTCCCGTGGTGCTGGTTTGACGGCGAAGGGCCGTGCGAAGCACAACCGGGAGACGGGGAGCAACCTGAAGGCGCCGACGAAGGACAAGGACAACCCGCGTCACAAGTCGTTCTGCGCTCGTTCCCGGTCGTGGACTGGGGAGCGCGGGAAGGCAGCGCGAAAGCGATGGGGCTGCTAATGGACGTTCCGTTCTACCTGTCGAGGAACGATCCAAACACCACGCGGCCCGATGGGACGCGCAAGGGTTCTGGTTGGCTCGGGCCGCACAAGACGCAATCAGGCTCGGATGTGACGGAGTACTCCATCGGCGTGGAAATCGACGGCAAGCAGATGGACATTCCCACGATGGTCCCCGGCCTGACTGCTGCGGAGATCAAGCAAGTGCTGACTGCGGCGGAATACGAGGAGTTCCCGAACAGAGAGATTGTCGGCAAGGCCGTCGCCCACGCACGGAAGATGATCGCGGAGGGCAAGAGCGTTTTCGCACCCGAAGGATGGGGATGGAGCATTCGCAAATGAAGAAATCACTCGTCGGCAACATCAACCGTCGCAAGAAGGCGGGCATTTCCCGTCCTAAGTCGAAGTCCACGGTGAGCGCGAAGGCGTACCGTGCGATGAAGAGGGGCTGGAAGTAGTGGCCCACCCGTGGACGGTCAGGCGCGAGAGCCGCAACGTCCACGTCGTTGAGGTCGATGGCGGCATGTCTGTTCCGGGGTTTGAGTTCTGGGCGTTGCTATCGAGCGACAGGCACCATGACTCGACCCACGCGGACTGGGACTTGGAGCGCAAGCACCTAGACGAGGCGGTGTCCCGCAACGCTGCGGTGGTCGATTATGGGGACCTGTTCGATGTTATGGGCGGGAAATGGGACCCGCGATCACCTAAAGGCAGTCTGCGCGAGGAGTTAGCGTGCGCCCCTGACTACCTTGACGCCGTCGTCCGGCACGCTTCGGAGTTCTACAGCCCGTATGCGAAGCAGTTCGCGGTCATTGGGCGTGGCAACCATGAGACGGCGATCACCAAGCGTCACGAAATTGACCTGACCGAACGCCTGTGCGCGAGCATGTCGCAGGCCAGCGGGGTGGCTGTGCAGGCTGGCGGGTACGGCGGTTGGGTGGTGTTCCGGGTCACGTTGCAGAAGACCAAGGTGTTCGTGCTGCGTTTGCGGTACTTCCACGGCAGCGGCGGCGGTGGGCCTATGACGCACGGGGTTCTTGCCACGCGGCGCATGGCCTCGTGGTTGCCGGACGCCGATGTGGTCGTGTGCGGCCACACGCATGACCACTGGCATGTCAAGTTGATGCAGGAGCGTCTGGTCAAGTTCAAGGGCAAGTACGACATCCGACTGGCGGAGCAGCACCATGTCCGCACGCCGACGTACAAGCAGGAGTGGGATCCTGCGGGCGGGTGGCACGTCGAGACTGGCAAGCCGCCGAAGCCGCAGGGTGCCATGTGGATGCGGTTGCAGTTGGTGCAGGGGACATCGGAGGGTATGCGTCTGGTCGCGACTTTCGTGGAGGCGTCGTGATTCTTCCGGCGCTGTTGCTGGATTGGTCGTGTCGTCTGGTTAGATGTGCCTGCCAACGCGGATGGCAAGCGAACACAAGCACGGGGTCCGCGCCCCAGATCAAGGATTGACAATGGCGATGAAGAAGAAGACTGGCGCTCGCAGCACCATGAGGAAGAAGATGGCCGGCAAGCGCGGCACGATCGCGACTGCCAAGCGTTCCGGCAGCAGCAAGGCCATGAAGGCGCTTCGCGCTGCTGCTAAGAATGGCGGCGGCGAACTTGGCGGTGGCGGTGGTCAGTTGGGCGGCGGCGGAGGCGGGAAGAAGTGATCATCCGTGTGGGCGGTACCTACCTCCCGGTTGATGCGATCGACCGCATCGACGACAACGGCACGAAGGTGTCGGTGTGGAGCGCCGGTCGCTCATACGAAGTGATCGGTGATGGTCGTTTGGAAGTCTTGAGTCAGGTCGAGTTGCTGATCCCACGGATGCAGAACCCGGCCAAGTCGGAGTCGGTCAACGAGTTCGCCCAAGTCAAGGGCAGAAAGAAGGCATGATGTACGGCAAGAAGTCTGGCGGCGGATGCTCGCACACCCGTAAGGGCAAGGGCGGCGGCAAGGGCGGGGCCAAGGGTGGCGGATACGGCGGCGCCAAGGGCGGCGGCAAGAAGGGCGGAGCGAAGCGATGATGAAGTTCGATCTGGATTCGCTGGTGCGCGAGATTGACAGCGCGGAGTCATTCCGCGATGGTCACCTCGTGGAGTGGCGGAACCTGATCGAACGGTTCCACGGGCCGTCGTTCCGCGAGTCTCGCGAGCAACTCGACGACCCCGAGAACTTCATCCTTGAGTATGTGGCGCTGTTGCTGCCACGCATCGTGCATGACAACCCGACGGTGCGCGTGAAGAGTGCGCGTCCGGTCAGCCAGTCGATGGCTGCGGGTGTCTTGCAGGTGGGCCTCAATCGCTGGTCCAAGATGGTCGGGATCCGCAACGTGCTTGAGCGCATCGCGACGGACATGCTGCTCGCGTACGGTGTGGCCCTGACTGTCAATGAGCCTCGCAAGGGCTATGTGCCGTCAACGCAGGAAGACCCGTACCTTCCCCGGGTCTACCGCATTTCGCCGGATCGGTTCTTCATCGACCCCGGCGCGACACACCTTGACGAGGCCCGATACATGGGTCACTGCTGGATCACCGACCGCGACGACCTCTTGGCGCAGGCCGAGAGCGACAAGACGTGGGACAAGGACGTGATCGAGCAGGTGGCCGCGAACACGGGCGTGTCTGACACCCGTGGCGATCTCGACATCGATCGCAACATCCCGGACCGCAAGGAACTGGTGGTCTACGAGGTCTGGGTGCCTGAACTGCACGACGAGGCGGCGCAGTTGATCGACGCCATGACCGACCGTGCGATGTTCAACGGCACGATCTACACGATCGTGAAGGGCCAGTCGCAGAGCGGCAAGAAGGCGAACATGGGCATGGCCCGTGCGCCTCGCCCGTACTACGGCCCCCGTGGTGGCCCGTACAGCCTGTTCGGCGGCTACACGGTGCCTGACGACCCGTACCCCCTGTCGCCCATCATGGCGCTGATGCCGCAGATCGACGACGTCAACATGCACCTGCGGACGATGCGCTACAGCGCGGCTGCGTACAAGCGCATCCTCGCGGTCGATGCCCGCAACGCCAAGATGGCGCAGGACATCCGGGACCGAGAAGACCTGTACGTCGTGCTGGCCGACAACATGGACCCTGACAACCTGCGGACCATCGAGGTCGGCGGGATCACCCAGCAGCAGGTCCAGTACGCCTCGATGGCCCAGAACCGTCTGGACCGGGTGTCTGGCATCCACGACGCCATGCGAGGCAACATCAGCGGCACGGCGACGGCGACCGAAGTCAGCGTGGCCGAAAGCGCCAGCGGGCTTCGTATCAGCCACCTGAAGCGACAGTTTCAGGAGTCGGTGAACAAGGTCATGCGGTCGGCTGCGTGGTTCATGTTCCACGACGAGAAGGTCGTGTTCCCTGTGGGCGAGGACGGGATCGCCATCATGGGCGAGCCTGAGCCGATCTTCAGCGCGTCGGCAATGGTTGGCGTGTTCGACGATCTGGACATCGACATCGAGGCGTACAGCATGGAGCGCGTCAGCGAGGCCCTGCTCCAGCGCCGGTCGATCGAGTTGCTTCAGGTCATCGGCAACGTGTCGCAGGCGGTCGTTCAGGCCCCCCATGTGGACTGGAAGCAGGTCCTACAGGTGGTCGGCAACGCCATGAACATGCCCAATCTGGGCGACATGATCGACATGCGGGCGGTGAACCAGATCCGCCAGCAGGCCCAACAGGCCGCTGCCGCGCCGGCGCCGACAGGCGGAATGTCCCAGATTTTGGACGAGATCGAGAGCCGCCGATAATGCCGCTGTATCCTTTCGTTGACGAGTCCACCGGCGAGAGCGTCGAGTTGCACTACTCGATGGCGAACGCGCCGAGCATTGGATCAACCGTCGAAGTCGATGGGCGAACGCTGACCCGGGTGGTCTCTGACTATCAGGTGGACGACGGTCGCAACCGCTCCCAGTACCCGTATGTCTCGTCGAGCCTGCCTCGTAACCTCGAAGGATGCTCGACGAATAGCCAAGGCAAGCCAGTCATCATGTCCCGTAGGCATGAGAAGGAAGTCATGGCGAGGCACGGGTATGAGAAGGAGTAGGACAGCGTGGCTGAACCCAATGACACGAAAGTTGAACTGACGCCGGATGAGCCGGTACAATCGAGCGAAACGCCAGTCGAGGCAGCGGCAGAAGATGCTGTTGCTGACAGCGTGTCGGAAGAAACCCCCGCAAGGGACGCCGACGACGATGTCTTGGATCGACTGCTGGGTGCAGAGGAGCGGAAGGAGGAACCCGCTCCTGTAGCCCCGGATGCTGACCTCGACAGGGCATACCAGATTCTCAAGCGCGATGGTGTGCCTGAAGACATCCTGAAGACCGCATCCAAGGACATGCTGCTTGCGTGGTCGGCCAAGGCCAGCAAGCGTCAAGCAGACGTCGATGGATACGGGAAGAGGATGAAGGCGCTTGAATCCGAGAACGCCCAGTTGAAGTCAGGGCGCGGGAAGCAGGCCGAGGACGAGACCTTTGACGAGGAATCGGAACCCGAGGCTGGCTCCAAGGCGCCTGAACAAGACGACGTTGACTTGGATGAGACCGAGGACTCGCGCATCAAGGCGCTGTCCAGCGAGGTCTCGCAGTTGCGACTGCAACAGCAGGAGCAGCAAATGCGTGTGCTTCAGACTCAGGTCGAGCAAGCCATCACGT